AGGTAAATCTAATGCTCTTTTCTATGAAACAGGGCAATGGGATTTAGCTGCAGAAGAGTTAGCAGTAAAACAAGAAGGTAATAGACTTAGAGCAGACACTAACAAAATTTCTAGAGACAGGCTAGTAGAAACTATTGCAGAAAATAATAGAAAAGCACAAAAAGAGCTTGAAGCAAACTACCAGCAATATAGTGATGATGGTAGAGCACATAGAAATAATATGATTAAGATCGTAGGTGACATAGATGTTGATTCTCTTGCCGATTCGAGTGCTAATTCAAATTTAAATAATAAACTTAGCGATGCTATATCAGCAGAACGTAATAGATTATCAAATGTTATAAGTGTAATAGAAAAAGGGGGAGACCTCGGAAGTATTCCTCAACAGGCGATAACAGACTACATTGCTTTCCAAGGAGACGAAGCCTTAATAACTAAGATAAAACTTGTAGACGAACTTGAACAAACTGGATTTATTTACTCTTTAATTTTTGACCCTAAAGGTAGTGTAGATGCAGGGTTTATAGATGAAGCAGCAGGGCAAATACGAGAGTGGTTTTTTCAACCTTCGCAACCTGCTAGAGTTGGTGAAGGAGGCCCAAGTCCAAAATTTATACTCGGAGCAAATAAGGAGCCTATAGTTTTAACTAAAACAGAACTACCTGATGGAAGATCTGTATATGGACCAGAAGCTTATGCAGAAGTAACGCAGTTAATAAACTCAGGTCAGCCTTTATTAATTGAAATGCCCAATGGAGCAACTGTAGATGCTCGTAAATTAGAAGAGGCATACGGTGCAGACGCAGTAGGTAGGTTAATAATAGACGCTCAAAGATTTAGTGAAGGTATATAAGTGTGGCTGTACCTCAAAATATTAAAGATCTTATAAAGAGTGAAGAAGGGTTTAGAGATGATGTTTATTCTGACGCTAAAGGCTATTCAGCAGGATATGGTCATTTTTTATCTGACGAGGACTTAAAAAAATACCCACCAGGGACTAAAGTACCTCAAGATCAAATAGATACTTGGTTTGAGGAAGATGTACAAAAAAGTTACAACGCTGCTGTAAATCAAAATAATGAACTTGCTAAACCAGTAGATGTAGGGCGGCTTACTTCAGTTAACTACCAGTTAGGTGAAAATTGGAACGATAGCACTAATAATCCTAGAGCTTTTACTAAAACTTGGGAGCTTATGAAGTCTGGAAACTATACAGACGCAGCAACAGAAGTTTTAGATTCAGATTGGGCTACAACACAAACTCCAGATAGAGCTAAAAAGTTTTCTGATGTTTTAGCTAACATGACAGATACGCAAATGCCTGTTCCAGCAGATCCAACTCCCGTAGCTTATAAAGATTCAACTTCATCTACGCCTGCACCTGCAGCAAAACTATTTCCTGTACAAAGATCAATGTCAAATTTACCTTCTAGTTTACCTGCTTCTTTTGGGTATGCAGGTCCTCGTGGCGATGCCGAAAAACGAATTACAGATTCTCTTTTTGCTACTAGACTAAGACCTGCATTAGATCCATCTGTCCAACGTGTAGCTGCCACTACTAGTGGTAAATTCGGAGATGCTACTAAAGCGGGAGTAAAAAGTGTACAAACAGATGTGCAAATGTTTAAAGCCGGTTTTAATCTTCTAACTGGAGATGAAGAAGAAGCAGAAGAAGCGTTAAATACTGCGGCAATGTATGAAAGACAATCTGCTGAACTGTTAAAAGGGTTTGGTGAGTTTGGTGAGTTTGTAGAAGAACCTACTTTTGATGGTCTTGTTGAACAGTCTGTAAAAATGCTAGGGCAACTTTTACCCTATGCAGTAGCTACTATAGGAAGTGGGCTAACAGGCGTAGCAGTACAAGCTTTAGGTAAAGGAGTAATAGGAGCTACTTCTAAAAAAATAACTAAAGAAATGATGGAAAGTATTATAAACAAAAGTTTAGCTGCTAAAAAAGGTGGACCCGCTCTTAGTGCAAATGAAAAAGCTATTCTAGACTCTGCTTACAAAATGGCAAATAAAGTAAAAACTCAAGGTAGAGGACGTATACCAAGAAAAGCACTAGGCGAGTCTGGAGTAAAAGGTTCAGGAGAAGTTGCAGGGTATTTAAAAACTAGACCTTTTTCTAATGGTTTTTGGGCAGGAGCATTTTCTCAAGAATATGTGTCGGGTTCAGCTCAAGCATTAAGTGAATACTCAGATGCAGGATATAAACTAACAGCACAAGAATCCGCAGCCGCTGGAGCTTTAGGTATACCACAAGCAGTAATAGGCACAATTGGAGAAAAATTGTTTGTTGGAGCCATGTGGAAAAATATACTTGGTAAAAACGTAAAAGCCAAAGCTAAAAAGAAACTAGCAAAAACTGCAGTAGCAAAAGCAGCAGCTGAAAAAGAAATAGCTGAAACTTCAGGTTGGCTTATGCAAACAGCTAAATCGTTTGGGGTAGTTGGATCAGAGTTTACTAAAGGTGCGGCAGTAGAAGGAGTAACCGAAGGGTTGCAAGAAGGGTTATTTGTTGCACAACGATTTGCTATAGACGATGAGTATACTGCTAAAGAAGGTAAACTTCGACTTATGGAGGGTATTTTTGGTGGTATTGTTGGTGGTGGTACGATGCGAGCTCCTGCTGGAGTTGCTACTAGAGTAATAGGTAAAGCTAGGGATTTTGTAGCTGAAAGTGAAACATTGGCTCAAAAATATGGAAAAGCACAAGGGGTAAAAGATAGCTCTGGTAATACTATTGAGCCTACAGCATGGGCAGTAGCTCAAGTAAAAGCATTACTTGACCCTAAAGATCCAAAACGGGCTGTTTGGTTCCCTGCAGGAACATTAACTCAAGAACAGCAAGTAGCTAAGGTAAGAGACGCTATTATTGGAGCAGGGAAAAAAGGAAATATTGAGGAGCCTATTGCAACTGACCAAGGTATTCTTATATTAAATGATGCTAAGGCTAATAAAGCCTTTAATAAACTTGTACGAAGAAGGATGAAAGAAGAAGGAGCTACAGATAAAACTATACAAGATATTTTAGAATATGGCGAAGAACAAAAAGGTAGTGATCCATATGTAGTAGTTGTTCGAGATAAAAATGGAAATCCTATAGACTATCAAAGTGTTAGCGAAGAAAACGCAGATGCTACTAAAGCTTCGGTAGAAGCTAAACGTCCTAATCAAACTGTAACAATTGAAAGTAAAGAAGAGTTTACCCAAGAAAAAGTAGACGCTAATTTATACCCTAAACCTAAAGCTAAACCTAAAGCTAAGCCTAAAGCTAAGCCTAAAGCTAAGCCTAAAACAATTAAAGAAGAACCTATAAAAAGGGATATGTCTAATGCTCCTTTTAATGACCAGCTTGCTCAAGAACTTGAAAAAATACAGCAAGCTAGACAAAAAGTAGATGAAGATTTATCTGTTAATCTAGAAGAAGAAGGGGAAGTAGATAGTTTTGATGGCAGACCTGGAAGTGAGTTTAACCCTACCGAAGCACAAGGTGAGTTTAAACTAGATATAAAAGGGCGAGTAAAAACTTATAAAACCTACGACACTAAAAACCCTGAAAAGTATGTTGATAAACGTAAAAACGAAACTGAGGCACAGTATCAAAGTCGTGTAAAAAAAGCAGTTGAAGCCAGAAATAAAAATGCAAAAGAAGCAATTACCTATATAGTTGATAGTCAACAAATTTCAGGTAATAAAGGACTTTTAACTGATCAAGCTACAAAGCTAGTAAATGAACTTACTCCGGGGTTACTTAAAGATTTAGTTGAGTTAATTAGAGATCCTAAATTTGTTGGTGATACTGATCAAGTATTTTTCTATATGCCATCGCGTAATAATACTACGGGCAATAAAGAATTTGATACTTATTCTATAAAAGTAATATCACCTGACATTATGGGAGGTACTGATACGGGCGGTAGAATAGAAGTAGCTTTAAACCGAGCTGATAGTGCTAATCAAGACACTAAGAAAAGAACGCCTAATTGGAAAATTCGTAAAATAGAAAAACTAGAAAATGGCGATGAACGACTATCTAAAGTTTTAGTACCAAAAAGAGGAGGCGGTACTAAAGAGATAGGAGAGAAAGGGTTGTACTTACAGCCTTTAATAAGACTTGGAATGGACATAAATAAACGAGAAAATGAAGCAGCTTTTAATACTTTTACTTTAGAAGAACAGATTGCAGCTGGTTTCTCTACTATAGTTGCAGAGTTGTCTATCCAAGGTTATGTTTTAAGCTATAAAAACAAATTTTTAACTAAAACTGTGCTTTTAAAAAAATCTGGGCCTTTAAAAGAACGTGTTTTTGAAGCATCTTTTAATAAAGACGTAGAAGCTGCACCTATTTATGAAATGGGTAAGGGTAAAATGTTCTCTTTAAACCAAATAAAGAAAACGTTTTCTGCTAAAGACCAAAGACTTTCTGCACCAATGAGGCAAAAACTAGAAGAAATAGAATATTTTAAAGGCAGATTAAAAAGATACAACGAAGCAGCGGCACTTGCAAAAGCTCAAAGACTTGAAGCTAAACAAAATAGAGTAAGTTTTAAAGGACGAAAAAAATCAGACCCGCAAACCGAAATAGAGTTTGTAGCTAAAAAATCTAAGGCTAGTGTTTCTCAAGTCAAAGCAATAAAACAAAAAAAACAAATAGTAGGGTACATAGCTCCTACTATTACTACGATTAGAGCTTCTGTAGATTCAAAGCGAGCTGTCGTAACTCCTGAAGGAACAACATATGAAACCCCTGCTTACATAGATGAAGGTAGAGTTATTGGTAAAGAACAATCTGGAAAATACGACAGCGGACCTAAAGTACAAACCCGTCCTACATCGGGGGTATTAGAAGGAGGCAGACAGCCTGTTCCTCCTGAAGCAACAGTTCCTGAACCACAGTTTAATGATGAGTTTGGTAATCCTTGGGGCACAATAAAAGTTACTAAAAAAATACTAGATAATAGTGATAAAAAAGTAAAAAAATTCCGAGATAAGGACGACTCTCCATTTATTGATGCAGAGGCAAGGAGAAAGGAACTAAGCACATCTTTAAGAGACAAAGGCTATAAAGTAGGAGATGAAATAAATGTACATCAGTCTTTAAGCGAGTTAGAAGCTGATTTATTTATGCTGTATGGAGATGAGTTTGGCAATACATTTGAACCTGGTATAGACAGAGTAAGAGCCGCATACCTTGTAGACGAAGATGGCACAGTTGATAGTGCAGCATATTTGGATAGTATGGAAACAGCAGGAGAAAGTATTGTCGATTCTGCAGGAGACATAGAACGACAATCAGGTCTGGAATTTGAAGCTACAAAACTAGATAAAGATGGTAAATTTAAAATAGATAGGTCACCTATAAAACCTGCAGAACTTGGCACTTCAACTAACTCTAGGAAAGATTATGATATTGATAAGCTACAACAGGCTAAAGAAGCTTTAGCTAAACAAGATGAGAAAAAAATTATAGCTAAAGGATTTAGTCCTGAGTTAAAAAAACAAATAGCTAGGTTACTTAATAAAGTATATAAATACAAAAGACCTTTAACTATTATGAGTGCTATAGAGGCTCAACAATTTATTAACAAAGCGAAGCCTGGTATAACTACTTCATTAGATGCCTCTGTATTACAAGATATGCAACAGGAAGTTGACAAAATAGGAAATAAAAACCTTAAACAAAGAGGTTCTTTTCTAGGGTACAAAAACAAAGATATTATTATTATAGATTTACCTATGAAACCTAGCCCTCGCCAATTGTTAGAAGGGTTACTTGCGGTAGGACACGAAGTAGGGCACGCAATATACCAACAAGAGAAAAATAATTTTCTAGCAAAGCCTGAAATTAGAAAACGTCTACAGATTGAATATGAGAAAGCTCGTAAAGCCGATAATGCGCCTGATCAGTACAAAGATAAAAAAGTAGGATTTGAAGAATGGTATTCAGATCAAACATCTAAATGGTTATTTGATAACTTAAGGGAAGAAACAAAAAATGAAGGTAGTGTATTTATTGGTAAAGATGGTAAAAAAATACTTAAAGAAATAGGTAAAGGTATAAAAACAGCAGACTTAAGCAAAGAGGCTGAGAATAAAGCAGTTAAATCTAAACTAACTGGAAAACCTCTTAAAGTACAAAATATAGTAGACAGTTATTTTAAACGTCTTGCCGATAGGATTATTAGTGTTTGGAAAACCATGAATGGGATTATGAGGGTGAGATTTAAAACAAACCCTGCTTTTACTGAATACATGGATCAAGTTAAAGAGTACTACACAAAAAATGACCCTAAAGGTCCTAGCTTACAAGAAGAAGTGATAGTACGAGATATGACAGATAGAGTGCTTAAGAACATAGAGAAAAAAGCACCTGAACTTAAAAAACAAGTAAGGGGGCTAAAAGCTAAAGTTATAGAGTTTTTATCAGAAAATAAAGACTTACTTCCAACAGACCGTAAACATTGGGGAGTTAAATATTTTTTATACCCAGCACACAATTTTGTTTCTCAGTACAGTACTGAATTAGCTAATGCTTTTTATTCTCCTTCTCAATCTGCAGTTAATACAGGGTATTTAAACGCTAGAATATTACTTATTCATAAACGTATGAATGACATGTTAAAACTATTACCTAAACATAAAGAAGGTAAATTTGGGCGTTACAGTAAAGGAGATCCCGATTTTGAAGCCGCAGAACCGTTTTTCTTAGAAGCAGAGAACAGTAAGTTGTCTAACTCTGAACTATCTCCTGTAGCTAGGTCTATTAGAAACTACTTAGAAGACTTTCATAAAAACTACATAAAAGGAGTGGATGACACTATACGACCTATAGCAAGATTTTTCCCTCGTATACTAGCGATGCATGAACTTCAAAATAGCCCTGAGTTACGTAAGCGGTTAGCTTTATTACTACAAGAAAATAATAAAGGAGTTAAAGAAGATTGGGATAAAATTGTAGAGCAAGTAGTAAGTAAACAAGAACATAATCTAGATGATGATATAGATGCGGATTTAGATGAAGGTAAAGATGTTACTTCTGCTATATCTATTGGTATAGCAAAATCAAGGGCTAAGTACTTTAAAAATATAAACACTACGGATTTAAGAAATATAGGGGTTTTAGAAGATGCTGGAACTTCTTTACGTAAATATATTGAGGATATGACTAAACGAGTAGAGTATTTAAATAAAGTTCAAACTGTAGTTACAGATAAAGATATGGAAATCCTTAAAGAAAGACAAATATCAGATGACATTTCTACGTCAATGTATAACTCTTTAGCTAAAAAAGGAGAAACTCTACGCGGCTGGAAAGCATCTGAAATGATGCTACAACGAATTGAAGACAGAAGCGATAGAGAAGTAACAAGAAGTTCTATACAAGCTATGTTAGGTAAAACTGGACTAAACATGTCGCCATTTATGCGTAATGTAAATAGTGTTCTCTTAACCTTAAACGTAGTAACGTACTTAACGTTTGCTACCTTAGCTTCGTTACCTGATTTAGCAGGCCCTATATTACGCTCTAAAGATATGGAAGGTTTTAAAGAAGCATTATCAGTAGCTAGAGATTATTTTGATAACAAACAAGATGCTCAAGATTTTGCTAGAGACGTAGGAACTGTAACTTTTGACTCTATAAATACTATGTACATAAACGCAACGCAGTTAGGGCTTATGGTTCCAAAAGCTCAACGTATAACTGATGTATTTTTTAGAGTAACTTTGTTAGAAAGTTTTACAAAATTTAGTAGAGTATACGCTACAGGAATGGGTAAAGCGTTTTTAACAAATACTGCGGCTAAATTATCTGACCCTAATTTAACTGCTGTAGAACGTACTAGATATAAACGTTATTTAAAAGAGTTACAAGTATCTGTTGAAGATATAAACACTTGGAACGCAACTAAAAAGAAAGGTTCTAATCAGCACAGCTTTGAAGGGGAAAGTGGAGAACGAGTTCGCGCGGCTATAGGAAGATTTGTAGATGAGTCTATTGTACGACCAAATTCAGCAGAACGTCCTGCTTGGGCTTCTAATCCTTATACTGCTGTAGTTTGGCAGTTAAAATCTTTCTTTTATGCCTATGGTAAAAACATAGTAGGAGGAGCGTTACGTGAAACTAAAAATAGGTACGCAGAAGATGGTACTATATCAGGAGCGTCATTACCTTTAGTTATGGGAGCTTTAACTATATTACCTTTAACTATGATAGGTTTAGAGACAAGGGAATGGGTTAAATACTTTGCGCGTGGAGGTGATAGTGCGGCATTTAGAACAGATTCTATGAGTTGGGGAGAATATATATTTGAACTAATTGATAGAGCAGGTGTTTTAGGGGCGTTTGGTATGATATTCCCTATGTTGGATGCTTCAGAGTATGGTAGTAATCCGGCGATTGTTCCTTTAGGACCTACAGCAGGAAGGGTTGAAGACTTTGCTAGAGGTAGTACAGAGGTTAAAGATTTTGTACCGGGTCTAGCTACAGTACTATAAAGATAATATATAATAATTTAAGGTAGAAAAGTATGGCATATTCATCAACAATAAAATTAGTAGTAGGGGACACACTCCCTGAATTAACTTTTACTTTAAAAGACAGTAATACAGCAGCCTCTGGATATACTTTAGATGCAGAAGATTCTTCTACATGGGCTCCTATAAACTTGTCTTCAGGTGCAGTTAAGCTACGTATCCGAGAGGTAGGGTCAACTACAGTTAATTCTACCATTACATTAACTCTTTCAGATCCCTCTAACGGGGTGTGTACATGTGGGTTCCCGTCTGGAACGTGGACTGCTGCAGGTACTTTTGAAGGGGAAATAGAGTTTACAAATTCTTCTAGTAAAGTACAAACAGTACAAGACCTGGTTAAGTTTGTAGTACGAGATGATTTTGATTAATGGCATTTAAGCTTACAGTTGATTATTCAAAACTAGCTTTAGTAGTAAACACAGATTCTACAGAGGCGGTGCATTCGTTTGCACATGCTAAAGCATTACTTACAAACGTGGACCTAGAAGCGGTGTCCGCGTATGTTAACTTAACTGCAGTAGACATTTTAATAGATGCAGACACTAAAAACTTACATTTTACAACTCAATACGACAGTCCAAATGCTCTAACTGTAACCATATCGGAGTCAATTGGTATAGCCGTAGTATATAGACGTACTGTTGCCGATGCCTTCCAGACTACGGATGTAGCGGCTGTTGGCTCCGAACCTAATAAAGCAGATAGTGTTACCATGTCAGAAGCTTTCTCTAGAGTAGCTGTGTATTCGCGTACTATTGCAGATACTCCTTCTCTTAGTGATGCTCCTGTTTTAGCAGTAGGTACTGGACTTGCTGACACATTTGAATTTACGGATACTGAAATTGTAAGTGTAGGTAAAGCCTTAGCAGACTCGCCTTCTATAGCAGATGATGAGATTTTAGCTGTAGGTAAAGGGTTAGCAGATGCACCTTCTATGTCTGAATCTTTAGCTAAAGCGGTAACTTTTGCGCGAACTTTTGCGGAAACAGCAACTTTGGATGACACTGCAAGTGCGCAAGATGACCTTAATACTTCTACTGGTATGAACAAAAGTAATACTGTAAGTGTATCAGAAGCACTTGCTTACGCCGCAGCAATTGTTTTAGCAGATTCAGCCTCGATGTCAGAGGCTGCCGCTATTGGTTTTAGTTTTCCCGAAAGTGATTCGATGTCACTCTCGGATTCACCAGCACTAGGGTTTGGTGCAGGTCTAGCAGATAGTACTTCGATAAGTGAGTCGATTGATGTATTATTAATTATCGGTAAGGGATCTAAGTTTAATCAGTCGGTCCTTAATGTTATCTCCCTAAATGGGTGATTAGTTTTTTAACGTAAAATAGTAGTGAGGAAAAGAAAAAATGTCTAGTGTAAATGATGGATTACAACTAAAAGGACATCTACAAATTTGTTTAAATAATGAATTAGTACGAGATGTTGACAACTTAGTAGTAACAGCAGGAAAAGGGTATGTAGCAAGTAGAATAAAATCAGATGTTTCTGGTGGAACTGCTTTGATGTCACACATGGCAATTGGGTCGGGTACTAACAACCCAGCAGCTAGTGATACTGCATTGCAAACACAACTTGCCCGTGTAGCTTTAACCAGTACAGCAGTATCTGGTGCAGTAGTTACTTATGTAGGTACATTTCCTGCAGGTACAGGTACAGGTGCAGCTACTGAAGCAGGTATTTTGAATGCTTCTTCTGGTGGTACTTTACTCTGTAGAACAGAATTTGATGTAGTAAATAAAGGGTCTGCAGATTCCATGACAATAACATGGACTGTGACAGTTAGTTAAACGCAACTAGGAGTAATTAATGGGCGTTCTATATACCAACAACGCTTCCACTACTCTGGCGGCAGGTTTAAATGACAGTGCTACAAGTACTACAGTTGCCAGTAGTTCAGGTTTTCCCACAATTAGTGGGAGTAACTACTTTTACGCAACTCTTGAGTTAGCTGATGGTTCAGCGCATGAAATAGTTAAAGTAACAGCGGTTTCAGGAACAACTTGGACCATAGTTCGTGGGCAGGATAATACTTCAGCAAGAGCTTTTAGTAGTTCTGATAAGGTTGAACTTAGAATAAACTCAGCTTTACTTACTGATGTAGTTAACGATGCGTTGGCTTCTACCTTTACTCGGCAGGCTTTTACGGGAGATGGGTCGGACACTACTTTTACTCTAAGTAGAACCCCTAACTCAGAAAACGATCTTTTTGTATTCATAGAGGGTGTGTTTCAGCCTCACTCTACATACTCTTTATCGGGTACAACTTTAACGTTTTCTGAAGCTCCTGCTAACTCACGTGAAATTACGGTATACCATGTATCAGCCGCAGTATCTGGTGATAGTTTATCGCTAAATACTTTCTCTGGAAATGGGTCTACCACAGCATTTACTATGTCCGTAGATCCTGTACATGAAAATAACACAATGGTATTTATAGAGGGGGTCTATCAAGAAAAAAGTACCTATGCTACTTCTGGTACTACACTTACATTTGATACCGCTCCAGCTAATGGTACATCCATTGATGTTACTACCCATACACAATCCTTGATCAACGTTCCTGTAGACGCATCTGTAACGTTAGCAAAAATGGCAGCAAATTCTGTCGATTCAGATCAGTATGTAGATGGCTCTATTGATACAGCTCATATAGCAGACAGTCAGATTACTGTAGCAAAAATGGCAGCAAATTCTGTCGATTCAGATCAGTATGTAGACGGTTCTATTGATACTGCTCATTACGCTGATAACTCAATTACTGGAGCAGAACTTGCTGACAATATAGCAATAGCTGGAACTTTAGATGTAGCGGGCGCTGTAGTATTTAATGAAGGGTCAGCAGATGTAGACTTTAGAGTTGAGTCTAACGGTAGTGCTAATATGCTGTTTGTTGATGGTGGGAACGATAAAATTGGTATAAATGAAGCATCCCCAGACCTTACACTCCACGTTAACAGCGGAGCGAGTAATGCTGTAGCTAAATTTGAAAGTACAGACTCTATAGCAGTAGCGCAATTTAAAGATAATAACGGTGAAGCTGAAATTGGCTGTATTGGTAATGATATTGGATTTTATCCCGCAGGTGCTGAAAAGATGCGCATAGATTCGTCTGGTCGTGTTGGCATCGGTCAAACTGATATGAGTACTTATGACGTACAACTATATCAAAAAGGCAATCCATCTAATTTACGGCACGTTATTCATAATACAGATACAAATGGAAAAAGATGGGAATTAAACTCAGCAAGTAGTGGAACTTTTTATATAGGAAATGAATCGCTTAATGCATTGATTATTGATTCGTCTGGAAACGTGATAATCCCAAATAGCTATAGCTCAGTTAGACGTATTTATGCTGACGTAGATACAGAAACATTTGACACCACAAGTGCGGGTTCAGCAGAAACAGAAACACTACAGTATTGTTTTCCTTATATGGAACATACCAGTGTATTTTTAAGAGTATCTCTTACTGGTGCGGCTAATCATTCTTATATGTATAAACTAAGTGTTCTTAATGGTTTTTATAGTTGTACGGTACAGGTTGTAGCATCATACAACAATGCAGGTGGTTCAGCTTACGCAGACAGTCTTACTGTGAGCCACACTGGTAATTACAACACAAGAAAACTGACTGTAACTTTTGATGCGGCAAGTAGTGTAGCACCAAGTGATTTTTCAATAGTAGCCTATTATGGCGTTGCAGGAGGTATGTAAAATGGCATTTGGAACACCATATTGGATAAATATATTCAAAAAAGAAGATTGGGGTGAAGTAGAACAAGTAAAAGTAGTACGCGGTCAGAAAAATAGTACAGGTGTTGTTTTTGAAAGAGAAGCAATTATCTCAGTTAATTTGGAAAGTGATCGTACAAGTCTAGGCTCATTGACAAAAGAAAAGTTATATGAGTGGGCAGAAACAAAAATAGACATGACTATTCTTGATAAAGATATTGCAACAGATTTACCACCACCAGAGGACGCATAGAATGGCACAAGCAACAGTAAAAACAGAACAGATAGCAGACGGAGCGATTACTGCTGCAAAAATTGCAGACGGGGCCATTGTTGCAGCCGAATTAGCCAGTAACTCAGTTACCACAGCTAAGATTGCTGATGACGCAGTTACAAGTGCCAAACTAGATACCAATATAGCAATAGCTGGAACTTTAGATGTTGCTGGAGCAGTAGTATTTAACGAAGGGTCAGCAGATGTAGACTTCAGAGTTGAATCCAACGGCAACGCTAATATGTTATTTGTTGATGGTGGTAATGACCGAGTTGGTATTGGACATTCCGCACCGTTATTTCCATTACATAAAAAAACTACAACAGGCTATATAATGTCTGAAACAACTGATTCATCTGCAAGTGCTGGTTATAGATTAAAAGCTGATGCTAGTGCTGATTTTACGTTATTTACAACTCAAGGTACAAATCAATTTGCAATATATGACAATGCTAATACTGCTGAAAGGCTCCGCATAGATTCGTCTGGAAACGTAGGTATTGGAGCAAACACCTCACCTGTAGCAAGTGCTTCAGCTTACAATACTGCTGCTTTACATTTACATCAATCTCAAAGTGGATCTTACGGCTC